GATTAATGATTAATAAATATTATTCAATATTTATTAATTTCAATTTTTTTTATTTTATTTTTTTGATTAATTTTTATTTCCAACTGCAAACACGTTGTTTTAATTGATCGGGTTTTGGAACAGGTAAAGAAATATCCGACCATGGCACAGGATAATCAGGAACATAGTTATCTTTCGCTTCCAAACGTGTATTTGCCGAAAAATCGCTAAATATATGTTCTTGTGGATCATGTAATAAATTATAAAATCGATTAATACCAGCATCACGATATGATTGTGCAGGATGGCTAAAACGTGTATATGCGGTATCTTTGTCAGTCAGACATTCACGTTGATGAACAATTGATCCAGAACTTGTTAAAAGTGGATTGACTGGATTAACTCTTCCCGTTCGTGCTTTTGAAATTTTTACATTTCGGTTTGTAAATACAGATTCAAGGTCAGCCAAATCTTGTGATTCAGGTGCAGATAATGATCCAAATGTAGATACACCGAATTTTCCACGCTTGTCTGTGGTTGATAAACAACGTCCACAGTTGCGAATTTGTGTTGAATCCATTCTGTATTTTGTTGGGTTCATGCTATCATATAATTTTTCATCATATACACCTGTGTCAGATGATGCCCTGCTAAATTGTCCAATATTCATTATATAACTAGAAATGAAAATAAAATATTAATAATTAATTAATATTTTATGTTTTATTGATTGGTTCATTTTGTTTACAAATAAACTTAACTAGTTAAGTTTGTTTACAAACAAACTGGTTCATTTTTTAGTCGCCATGTACTTGAACCATAACTTTTAATTGGTGGAAGTCCGGTTGAAACAATTGGACATGCTTCTTGTGGTAAAACAACAGGGTTTGATTTATCAAATGTGCTGGTACATGTGCCTGATTTTGCACACATTGGATTGTATTTTGTTGTTGAACATTTTGATAATTTACGACCGAGACCTTTTAATTCTGATTCAGTGTCAACAATTTCCTTGTCAAATGGTTGCCATGATTTAGTAGCAACACATTTTTTACAGTTTTCAAATTGTCCATTATAAGTCTTATATGAAAAAGGACTTGCTGTTAAAACTTCATATTGATCATTTGAGCAAACATCATATCGTGATCGTGTAAAACCGCTACAATTCATATTATATATTATGAGAATATAAAAATAAAATTATAAAATTGAATAATTATTTTATATATTTTAATTTAACAATAAAATTTTAAATAAATATAATTATTAATATTCAATATTTAATATTTAATTAAAAATATCATATAATAAATTTATTATAACATATTAATTTTATAATCTGTTAATATATATATTAACTATGGAAATGTTAGGTGGTTTATCATATCTAGGTAACTTAATAAATGGAAGGACAGAAAAAGAAATGTTAGACAATGAGAATGAACGATTAATGAAAACAATGAAAAAAAGTAAAAAAAATCATTCAAATTTATATGATAGAAATATTTTTAAAGAAGTTAATAATCACTATGATAATTTAGCAACACAAAGGACAAATGAAAGTAAAAGACCGGGTAGCGGAATTGTTGGGCGCAATAGTGCTGCAAAAATCGACAGATCGAATTATAATGAAAAAATAAATATGTCAAATATGGATAATTTTTTATCCACGACCGGAAGAATGATTGATAATAGAAAATATGAAAGACAAATTGTTGAAAAAATACCTGATAATAATAATTATGTATCACAATTTGATTTTCAAACAGCAAATACAGTCGGTGATCCTGTTTCATCAAATGCAGTTCATAATTATAATGGTTCATCTGTAGCAAGAATGGAAATGGAAAGAAGTTTGGCATTGGATGGTAATTATTCAAATTTTGGCGAGAATGCAGATTATGGTATAGTTGATAAAGAACACTTTTCACATACAAATATGCAACCGATGTACAGGAAATCATTAAATTTTGAAAAACATGGTGATAGATCACAACATAAAATAGAATTGTTTTCTGGTTTAAAACGTGATGGTTGGACAAACAAACAGGAACAAACACCATTATTCGATCCAATTGTAAATATTTCGAATATTTATGGTGATGTTCCAATGACCGATGAATTAAAAAAACGGTATATTCCGGGTAGAGAACGTAAAAATGAATTACCTTTTAAACAAATTAAAGTTGGTGTTGGTGTGGGAATAGGAAATTCACAAAATGCCGATTATGTAAAAGGTAATAGTGATGTTATTAGAATTATGCCGAAAAATGTTGATGAATTAAGAGCAGCAAATAAACCTAAGCTGACATATGAAGGGCGTGTGGTTGAGGGTATGCACGATGCTAAGGGTCCAGTAATTGGAAGAGTTGTTAAAAAAACACCTGATTCATTTAAAGAAAATAACAAAGATGATTTGATAGAAACATTTAATGATGTTCAAGCACCAAGAGTTACAGGTGAAATTGATCCAAATAGATTGGGTTCTGATAAACGTGGTGTCAAAGGAACAGTTTATTATGGTGTTGCCGATGCAAATAATAAAAAAATGACAACCGACAACATGAGGGGGCAATTTAAACAATCATTCAAACAAACATTTAAACAAGCTGGGCCACGTAATGTTCAACTTGTAGAAAGTTTGAGAGGGCGTTCAACAAGTTTTGACGATAAATTTATTCCGGCACCAACACAAAGAGGAAAACAAACAGACCATATGGGAAATGTGGGAGGTGTTGACCATACATATGCTTTTAATTATGAAGACAACACACCAAACACAACAATAAAACAATTAAATATTGTTTCTGGCAGAACAGGTGTAATTTCAAATAAAGTTAGCAAAGGACAATATTTTAATCCTGATGATACACCTGACATCACAATAAGACAAATACATGGTCAAACAGATAGAACAGGTAACATTGCCAATGAAGTTTCAAAATCACACTATTATAATCCATCAGATACTCCAAATATCGTGCAAAGAAATACATATCGACCAGATGATATAGGAAATATGACAAATAATGTTTCAAAAGGGCAATTCTACAAACCAGATGACACACCAGATATTACAATGAGACAAATTCATGATCGGACAGACAGAACAGGTAATATTGTTAATGAAGTTTCAAAATCACACTATTTTAATCCATCAGATACACCGGATATCACAATGAGACAAATACATGATCGGACAGACAGAACAGGTAATATTGTCAATGAAGTTGGAAAGGGACAATTTTATCGACCAGATGATACACCAGATATAACAATGAGACAAATTCATGATCGGACAGACAGAACAGGTAATATTGTTAATGAAGTTTCAAAATCACACTATTTTAATCCATCAGACACACCAGATATCACAATGAGACAAATACATGATCGAACAGATAGAACAGGTAACATTGTTAATGAAGTTGGAAAAGGACAGTTTTATCGACCAGATGATACACCAAATATCACAATGAGACAAGTTCATGATCGTACAGATAGAACAGGAAATATTACAAATGTTGTGTCACGAGGTCAATTTTATCGGCCGGACGACACGCCGGATATTACAATGAGACAAATACACGGAGAAACTGACAGAACAGGAAATGTAACAAATGGTGTAAATAAAGGGCAATACTTTAATCCGTCTGATACACCAGACATTACAATGAGACAAATACATGGTAAAACTGATAGGACAGGGAATGTTGTAAATGAAGTTAAAAAAGGACAATATTATAGACCTGATGATGTTCCAAACATTACACAAAGAAATACATATAATTATAATGAAGTTGGCAATATTAAAGACACAAATGATAAAGGATATGTTATAAATTATATGGATGCTACACCTGCAACGACACTAAGAGAATTGACAGGTAAAAAAATATATATTAATCCAGCACAAAGTGATAAAATGAAAGATAAATCAAGAATGGATGCATCAAATATGACATTGAACACAAGAAAAGAAAGTAAGGGTAGATTACCGACTAAAAATGATGGAAATTGTGGTCCAACTACAAGTTTGACAAAATACAGATTGAAAGATAATCAATTGCCAGATGATCGAATGTCTGCATCACCTGCCCCACCAATTCAAACGACTGACAAATTGCCAATGAAACATAGTAAAAATAAAAATGAAACATATTTTAACAATGTCAGAATAAATACCCATATTATTGAAAATTTAAATAATAATCCATATATAAACAATGTTATACATAAAGCAAAAATAAGTAAATAATTAAATAATTAAATAATTATTGGAACATTGATTTAATAATAATAAAATTATTATTAAATTAATTAATTAATTATAATGTGATATTATCAATATCAATATCAATATCATCGATTGTAATGGTTGTATCTTTTATACATTTCATAATTTCAGCATGAGAAATATAATTTTTAACAATATTAAGATAATTTGATAATAAATAAACATTAATAAAATGATATGCAATTGAAATGTCATTACAATTTTTAACACCAGTTATGATTATTGAACCTTTTTCAAATACAAATATTGAAATTGTTTTTGATTCTGTTTTATATTTAACAGATACACATGCATGTTTTTGTGGGTCATATAAGCATTCTATTTTATTTTGTGTAAGATGATTATATAAAATTGGTCGTTCAATTGCAAAACCAATATTAAAATTGCTATTTATCATTGCAATATCAAACTTTATGAGATTTATTAAAGCTAATTCATTGGAATTGTCTGTAAATTCAATTGATTTAATTTTATTTTTTCTAATTAATCCTTTTATTAATTTTAATTTGGCAAATATAATTGTTAAAGCATCTAAACAATTTTCCACATTTTTACATCCGGTCATTTGCAACGCACCATTTTGAAATATTTTTAAATTGATTGGTTTGGATTTATCTTTATTTTTTACAATTATGTATAATGAACATTGATTATAAAAATTTTCTTTTTTTTTTGTTTTCTTTCTTGTTATTTTTCTTTTTTTTATTAAAGTTCTCCCTAATTCTTGGCCACATTGAACACTTAAAATATCATCATGAGATAAATCAATATATTTTGCAATATTTTTACAATAGAATTTAACATTGAGTTTACAAACAAATGTCATTGTGGATATATTAACATCTTCCGGCAATACATCAAACATCAATTTATCAATTGTGTTTTGTATTATTGTGTTGATTGTATAGCCTTTGTAATTAATCATGTTATATATATAAATGAAATTGTTTTAATATTTTAACATTTAAACGATTAAAATATCAATTTTTTATGAATATTATTTTAGCAATAAATATTATAATGACGGACCAAATAGAAAATATATTGGAAAATATAAATAGTCGAATTGATGAAATTAATATTGGACCAATTGAATTTTCATATACAAACATATTAGAATTTATAAAAAGTGAATATAATGACAATACATCAGTAAAATCTATTTTATCGGAGTCACCATTAGATCCAAAAGATAAAATATTATCAAATGAACAAATTGATAATTTAGATGATGGATATGAAAGCGATGATGAAACAATGAGCGAATTAATTCAAGTTGAACCTATCAAGTTGGGTTCAGATTTTTATGATATTGACATGACTAATACAATATCTGAATTGAACGATGCAATATCAAATGCAGAAAATATACTATCAGAATTCAAATAATTAATAATGTGAATTATATTAAGATAAAATTATAATAATATAATATAAAAATGAAAGTATTATCATTTGATGTTGGAATTGCTAATTTAGCATATTGTGTTTTGGAAAAAATAGAAGAAGACTTTAAAATTTTAAAATGGGGTGTAATTAATTTAGTTGATGACAGACAAAAATGTGATTATCAAATGGTTGATAAAAAATGTGATATCAATGCAAAATTTGTAATTTATGATAAAGACAAAAGTAAAGATGTTTTAGATGAAAATATTTATTCATGTTCGCGTCACAAAATAAAATTAATGCCTATGCTTGAGGAAATAGTCCAAAAAAAAAAAATAGTTAAATATACATGTGATTATTGTAGTGTTGATGCAACACATATATGCAAAAAACTAGATATTAATTTTTGTGAAGAACATTTAACAAAATGGAAAAAAATTATTAAATTTATTGGCTGTAAAAAATATGTTACTGTTTCCTGTGGCAGACAACCACAACAAACTTTATCAGAAAAATTGTTTACAAGACTTGATTTATTAAAAGAATATTTTCTAAATGTTGATGAAGTATTAATTGAAAATCAACCATCAATGAGAAATCCTGTTATGAAAACAATTTCTGTATTTTTATATTCATATTTTGTAATCAGAGGAACAATTGACAATAAATTAATATCATATGTTAAATTTATTTCACCATCTAACAAATTAAAAATTGATGTTGAAAACACTAATGAAATTTTAGGAGGTGGGAAAACAAAAGAGAAAGTATATAAATTAACAAAAGAACTTGGTATATGGTATTGCCGTTCTTTGATATCAGATGATGATGATAAAATAATTGAATTAGTTAAAAAGAAAGACGATATGGCTGATGCATTCTTACAGGCATTTCAATATTTATTCAGACCAATTCCAAAAAAATATTTGGAAAAAATATATGAAATTGACAATGATACAAAAATTGTAAAAAAAAAGAAAGGAAAAAAAGATGTTGATGATCATGATGAAGAAAATAACATTATTGTTCCAAAAAAAAATAAAAATAAAAAGAAAAATAATAAAAAGAACAAAAAAGATGATGATGATAATAGCGAATAAAAAATTGATATTTATATATATTTAAATATATATATATAAATAAATTAAAAACTGTTCCAAATGAAACGATTAAGGACTATTGTACAATCACCAACGTCAATTTCTGATGATTTGGCAATTTTGGACGATGATCGATATATTATTAATATAGGTGATTTTTTAGGAAAAGAATCAATTAGTAGAGAACATAAATTATTTGTATTTGGAACTGATTTAACAAAGTATTTAAAAAGTAAATCAATGGAACTAAATGAAAATTATTTTGTAACAAGATGTTTAGATGATGATTTTAATAAAATTGTTTATTCATCATTAAATTTTTATTTTGACAAATATATATGTAAATATATTGCAAGTGCATCTGGAACATTTCATGATGGTAAATTTGATTTATTTTTTGGTGTCAGTGATAATGGAATTGTTCAAGGAATACCATTTTATGGAATAATGGATGAAAAAATAATTATTTCTTTAATTAAATCACAATTTAGAATGTTACAATGTGATGAAAAATTAGAAGAATATTTAAGTTTAATTGAAATATCTGTTAAACAAGTAAATTGTACAATTGATAAACCACATGATGTAAATAAATACTATATGAATTATTTTTTAGAATCATCAAAATATAATATTAAATTATCAAAATATAAACAAGATTTTATGATTTGGGACAGAGAATATCGATTTTATAATTGTGGTCTAGATGAAATATGTAGTAATAAAGCCAAAAGATTTCATTTATATTTATTTTGTCAAGAAAACGGTGCAAAACAAGAAATATTAGATTATATTTTAAGTGGTGTTACAATTAACAATGAAATTGGCGTCAGGGAAAGAAAAAATGAAATCGATAGTTTTGATTATTGGATAACAAAATTTAAAGATGATCATGTTGCCAGAATTATTAAAATGAAACCAAAGAAAATTAAGAAAAAACAAGTTAAACATCCTTTTATTCATTTACGTTCAAATTTAAACAAAATGAATGGTATATGGTCAAATGCAAATTATTATTTAATTCATGTTAAGTTACCATTTAATTTACATCCATCACATGTTATTAAATTATATAATGGTCATGAATGGATTGCGTCAAAACGACAGTTTTCTGTAAGGGGCGATCCAGAATGTATTAGATGTCCGACCGATATCTAAATCATTAAATGTTTTTCCAATAACATTTGATTATTATTAAAATAAATATAATTTATTTTAATAATTTACTTTCCGATTTTATCATTGTCATATTCAGTAATAGATAATAATAATGGAATTGTTGGTGGAAACAACATTTTATATTGTTTGTCAAGTAAAAATGTATTATTTCTATATTCATCAATAGTTAAAATTCCACCAAATTTTTTTAATAATTCTCTTTTTGGCGATATTGGAATTGCTATTTTTGAATTTGTTATTTGTCTATACATTTCATTTATTAATACATTTCTTACCATTACTCTATAGTCATTCATATCAATATTGTATGCTAGAGCACAATTACACGAACAAAAACACCCAAAAACATAAAATGTTCCTTTTTCATATTTGTCCGGTAAGAAAAAAGGAATATTGTCAAATTCATATGTACACCACCAACAAACAATATTTGTTTTTTCAATTATTAATGGTTTATTATCTTTTATACTTATTAAATTTAAGTTAATTTGTTTTATTTTTGACTCATTCATTGTGGTTATCATATGCATATAATCTGGTTTTGGTGTTTTTTTATTTTCCTGTTGTAGTTTTTTAATTTCGTTTTTTAATTGTTTATTTTCAATAAATAATTTTTTATTTTCTTTTATTAATTTTTCAATACTTGTGCTAGATATGTTTGTATCATCACTGTCCATTGTTTTTATATCAATATCTTCCATGTCTTCGTCAGTCAATGTATATGTACATATATTTTTTTCGGTTGGTTCATCATCATATATTTTTAAATGCAATAACAATTCATCTTCTTGAACAATTGAATCAATTTTTTTATGTATAATTTTATGACCATCATTTTGAATTATTTTTTTAGGGCGACCACGTTTTTTTGGGGCTTCTGTTTGTGACATTACAATATATAATAAATTATATCTATATATCATTTGTATTTTTTAAATTTAAACTCATTATTTTCTACTACGACCACGGCTTCCACTATCATTACTTTTTGAAAATGATATATCGTCAAAAGTCAAACTATTAACATCCTTTTTAGCAGTCACTTTTGCAGTTTTTATAACCTTTCCCGGTGTGTCATTTGTTTTTTTTATTAAAATATCTTTTATTGATGAATGACCCCTAGACAATATATTGTGAATATCTGGATTCATTATTTCCGATGATGTTGATTTTACTGATTTTGATGATTTTGTTGATGATAATTCCGATGATTGTGAATCACTTGTTGTACTTGCTTGTTTTGTTTGTTTTGTTTGTTTTGTTTGTGTTGTTTGTTTTGTTATTTCAGGTTTTTTTAAAGGTTTTTTTTCATCAACTTTAATTATGGGTTTTTTTGTATCTTGTTTATTTTTTTGTTTTTTATCAGAACTATTTTCTGATTTTTTATGTACCGGTTTATTATTTGATTCAGTGTCTGATTCCAATTCTGAATTAGACGATTCATCTGAATCGTCCGAATCGTCCGAATCGTCTAGAATGGATGATTTAGAACCACGTGATTGAGTTGTTGCAATTTTATCCAATAAATTATTATAACTTAACAATTTTTTTGTTTCATGTAATGTGTCATGTTTTCGTGAACCTGCTGTATCTGTCATAATTAAATTTTTTTCGAATCTTTCTTTTTGATGTTGTGATATATTTTTCATTTTCATAGTGTCCTCATGTATTTTTTTTGCTGTTCTAACAGTATCCATTTTTTCACATACTTTTGCATGTTCTGCTCTTGCAATATCTTCCTTCTCAATAATTTTCATTTTTTCATTATCAATTGATGCATTAATATTTGATTCATTAAACATTGGTATTTTGGATTGAATAACTTTATGAAATCCAATCATACTTGCACATCCTGCAACTTTAAAAATTAATTTTAGTTCTGGTGGCATTGATTTACCCGGAACATTATATTTTTCATAAATTTCTCCTAAAATTAATCTATATTCATCAGCATTTGTATTAATATCTGTTGATAAATCATTTCCCAATTTAATACCAAATGGATTTTCAAATTTGTTGGTTAACATTTCAATTCCTTTGATTATCATTACCATCGATCCATACATCCAATTTACACTTTCTTTTTTTGCTCGTATATCCATATGTAATTCATATTCTGTTTTCATTGTTTTCAAATCAGAATCAATACTATAGTTTTGAGATATTGGAATATTTAATTTTGCTAATTCTCCTATTTTTCTCAACATTGTTAATTTTTGGGCATATAAATCATTTTCTTCATCTTCTGCATTTTTTTCTTTATTGTTGTCAGAATAATCTGAATTAACAGACATTTTAATTTCTTGTTTTTTTGGTTTTTTGTCAGACAAATGTTCCTCGAATTTTACTGGTTTTTGTTCTGATTTATAAACATCGATATCATCATCCAATTCATTGTCATATTCAATATCATCAAATCCAGGATCACCATAATTTAATTTACGGTCAGATGATACAATTTTCTCATTGTTTGCCAATGCCGAAATAAGCATATTTGTATCTGTAAAATTATCCATAATATATGTTTTATATTGAAACTAAAATAATTAATTTGTCCGCGATGTTTTATATTATATTGTTTTTTATAATTTAAAAATATTATTAAAAATGTATATATCTATTAAATTTTAATATTTTTTATTAAAATTTAATAATTTTTATTAATTTTTATTTAATTATTAAAATATAAATTGTTAAATTGTCATTAAATAATTATTTGGCTATCCAATTTATAGCAGATATATATCCATTAGTAAACAATTGTTTTTTTCTTAATTTTGACAAATTAAATTCCAACATTCCAATACTTTCTAAATTAATTTTTATTGTGTTTTCACTATATGTATTTATTACAGACAATGCAAAACTTTCGGATAGACATTCAATTAATGACATGAAATATTCCTCGATGTTTGATATTTTTGTTTTATATTCATTTAACGATATTAAATATATTCCGATTGTTTTGTCAAGTTCATCTTTAAATACAGATATTGGAAAATTATCAATACATCCACCATCAATATATAATTTATTTTTATATAAAACAGGTATAAACCAAAAAGGAAATGATGATGTCATCCGTAGTCCATCAATAAGAGGCATATTTGGTTCTGTTTCATTTGATAAATATTTTACAGTTTTATCATTTATACATACAGTTGTTAAAATTAGTTTCATTCCCTTTAATTTATATAATTCATTAAATGTCATTGTATGTGAAATTTTTTTTTTCTTAAATAATTTTTTTATTATAATTCTAAAATTATGTCCATCATCAATACCAAACTGTGTAAAAATATCCGACATTTTTTTTGTTCTACATTTTTCTAAATCAAATACTTCAATAAAATCATATATTTCTGTTGGTGTATATCCAATTGCTATTAAACATCCTATTATTCCACCAATAGATGATCCAGAAATATTTTTTATATTTTGTAATATATTTTGTTCTTCCAATGCTTTTAATGCACCTAAATGTGCAATTCCTCTTACACCACCACCACACAAAACTAAATTTGTAATTGTTTTTGATTTAGCAATTTTATAGTTTTTAATGAGTTTTTGTATTTTAGAATCAATATCTAAATTTATTTTGCATGTCATTTATATTATATTTTAACATTATTTAATATAAGTTTTATCCAAACCTAATTATTATATTTTTTTACTTTATTATTTTTTATTATTTTTTATTATTTTTATTATTTTTATTAAAATCATTAAGTTTAATATTTTAATTTTTAATTATTGCAATTTATATATTATAATTATGACATCAAAAAAATTAAATTTGCAAACATTATTCGGGACTAATAATGTAGCAATAAATGGAAAATTAGATATTAACACATTATTTAAACAATCAATTGAAGAAAATATTGATAATTTTTTAAAACCTGAAGATTTGTTGGTTGCAATACATAAAAAAAGAGAAGAAGTTGAAAAAATTCATATTGCACTATATAAAAAATGTTGCAATACAATAAAATCGGCAAATGATGTTGGTGTAACATCAATATATTATTATATTCCACATGACATTCCAGGAATAGCAGAATATGATCCTTTGAAATGTTTATTTTTTATAAAAAATAATTTAAAAACTAAATTGATTTTAACAAAGATTGTTACACAAACAAAAATATTTATAACATGGACATCAATTGAATCAAGAATAAAAAAATCAGATTATTAAATTTATAATAAAAATTGAATATTTAAATGTCTGAAATGTTCATATATTTTTTATTATAAATGAATGCTAAGTGCAATGATTACTCAAAACATGATTGTTGAAAGAATTTTAGTCCAAAAAAATAGTTCATTGTTAAAAAAAGCAAAATATTATGATTTATGTATTTCGGTGTTGGAAAATATGATAAATCCAGTCAATCATTCATTAATGTCCGACTACGACATTATTTTAAATAAAATAGATTTGTATAGTAAACTTGTCAAATTGCGCTTACATGGAAAATATAGAAACAATATGAAATTATTGGATTATCAAAATGATGAACTTGATGTTAACATTGAACAGATTGATAATCTAATAAAAAGATTTATGCAATATAATTTATCAAAATTTGAAAAATGCAAAAAAAATTTTAATTTTCTTAGACAAAATATCCAATATGATATTTTTAATAGCAACATTTCAAATTGTTTAGAAAGTATTAATGTTCTATGTGACATCAATTTAAATATATTTTATATTAATCCAATTATACCATTTAAATTTCATGAAATTATTCCAAAACATTATAAAACATACATTATAACTGATAATATTAAAAGTAACATGTTTAATATTAAATCATTGATTTCAAAACTACATTATTTTTATGATAATAATATTGGCTATTGTTCTGTGAATGGAAAAATTTGTAGAATGTATAAATTTATTTATAACAAAAACCACCGAATGAATTGGCTAAAATATATTTGGATTGCAAAATCAATTATTGGACAAATTGATCAAATTGATTTAAACCTGAAAATAAGTTTAAATCCACTAATCACAAAATTAAAATCATATATACCAGACGAAAAAATGTTTAGAAATTTTACTTTGTAAAATATATTTTTTGTAAATGTATAATAATGAATTTTTACAAATTCATTTTTATATTTTTATAATTTATTAATAATTATTATTGTTATTAAATTATAAAAATAAATACATATATTTTTATAATTTATTAATAATTATTATTGTTATTAAATTATAAAAATAAATACATATATTTTTATAATTTATTAATAATGATTATTGTTATTAATCCAATAATTATAACAATAATTAAATTTTTAACATCATCATTTGATATAATAATATCGTTTGATAATTCATATGGCTTATCATCTTGTAATATTTTAGGTTTATTTTTTTTTTTAATATGTTTAACATTCATTATTTTTATCAATTCATTTTTACATTCATCACATGATTGAATATGTTTTATTATTTTATTTTCATCATTTGATTGCAAATGTTTAGTTGTTAATCGTAGATTTTTTTTTAATGCCGGTGATAAATCTGAATATGTGCTTGACAAATCACTTACATCATCTTGTGATGGCGAAAAAGTTCCATCTTGACTTGAATTATTTAATAAATATTGGAGTCTTTCTTTGTCATTATTTTTCTTTCTTTTATTATTTATTGATAATGCCATTTTATCTAATTCGACATTGTCGTTATGAAATGCATCTTTATAATTACAATATTCATCCATATATAATATTAATTTAATATTTATTTCAATAAAAAAATCAATGATAAAATAATGGAAATTATATTTTATATAATTGTTTAATTATATAAAATTTCAATCAAATTTTTCCGCCAATAATTGTTCATATGCAATTGCCATATTTGCATCTATTTTTGTTGTTTTTTTTGGACCTTCAATATGTTCAAAATCTGAACCAAACAATTCGCCAAATGATGCACTTGGATTGAATGGATTTTCCATTACTGATTTACTTTTAAACATTTTTTTAGTCCAATCATCAAATTCAACACTTCTCATTTTTTCATATTCTGTAAATTTATCTAATCCTGAATCATCTGATTTAAGTTTATCCTTATTGTGATTAAACACATAACTTGTGTCAATACCTGTATCCGACACATCTGACAATTCTAATTCTGATTCCGAATCATCCGAACTAAATAAATCACTTTTATCCATATAAATATTATCATAATCGTCTGTTGTTGAAACATATGAAGTTGTTGAGTCCAATGTTCCAATTCCATCCCATGTCACAATAGTTTTATCCCCAGATTTATCTTTTGGTTTATTTCTTTTAGCATTTTTGTCCCATGCCTTATTAAATGTTTCCAAATCAAATGCAGTATTTTTAAATATATTTTTTGGTTGATATTCAATTTCTTGTTGTTTTCTTAATAACATCATATCGTCCATCATTTTTTCTGCTTTTTTTTCTTTTATTACTTCTTTTTCAATACTTTTATTATATCCTCTTTTTGTATCCATCTGTATCATTTTAACTTCGAAATCATTTTTGGCTTGTTGTTTTGTTTGTTCTGATATTGTTGAATTTTGTAATGCCATATATTCTGCAAAATCATCTTTTTGTTTTAAAAAATTTTTATTGTCAACAGTTTTTTTTTGCAAATCATAAGATTCTTTTTTATGTTTGTCTGATAAAACATTATATGCCGATCTAATTAGTTCATATTGTTTTCCAAGTTGTTTTCGTTTTTTTTCTTTGTCATTTTTTGTAGGAAAATCTTCGTCATTTAACACAATTTTATCAGGATGATATTTTGCCAATAATAATCTGCATTTATTTTTTATAACAACAATTGAATCAGTTGGTTTTGCTTTAATTATTTTATAATAATCTGGCAGACCCGAATATAAATCTGAATATGCCTTTCTTTTTTCACTGCTCAATTCATCAAAATTAATTTTTTCAAAATCAATTTCTTCACTTTGTTTTTTAACGCCTTTTGTAATTTTATCAACGAGTTTGTCTAAATCTTGTTGTTCTGTCATTGTTACAATAATTATAATTTATATATTTTAATTTTAATAAAAACACATATTATTAATATTTGAAAGACAAATATTATTATACATTGTATAACAATATTTATCTAACATATTAATATATGGAAGACAAATATTATTATACATTGTATAACAATATTTATCTAACATATTATTATATGGAAGACAAATATTATTATACATTGTATAACAATATTTATCTAACATATTAATATATGGAAGATAAATATAATGCAATTTGTTTATTATTTACATTGCATGACATAATCAGTTATAGTATGTATGACTGGATAGACCCTGATATCGAAATAAAAAATGTTGTATATTTTATTTCAAAATTTATCGAATTAGGCGGAATAACTGGTTATGGAATCAAAGAATTAATTTTTTCCCAATATACTTATTATTTTAGAGGTGTATCAAAATATTTACTTAAATATTATGATGAATTTGGAATGAATCCGGAAAAAATAAAAAAATATATATTTAAATATTATAATTATGTTAAAAAAGATGCAAAAGACAAAATTGTTAGAAATTATCACAGTTCATTTATGTCACAAATAGATGAAGGTTCAACATCTAAATATACACGTGTCAATGAATTATTAAATCCATCATATAAATCATTATTATTTTGTGTTCCATTAGGATTAAAATTCTGGTCAGAGGATGATTTGGATAAATTGATTGAATCATCATTTATTTTGGCAAAACTTGTTGATGATAATATGCATGTTTTATTAGGGGGATTTGTTTCATCGTTGTTTATAACATTGGGTCTGCGTGATATTAGTATTTATAAATGGATAAAAATAATGTTAGATATTTTAGAATCAGATAAAATAAAAAAATATATTGATAATGATGAAAAACAAAAAGATTATTTAATGTTTTTGCGTTATTGGAATATATATTATGATACTCGTTTTGTAAATGATAAGCCAATAATTGCTTTTGCAACAACTGATTTACTTTACAGAAACAAATTTTTTGATGATAATTTTAGAGACAAAAAATATGGTTATTTTGGAGAAACATCATATTTTTCATTAATACTTCATTACGATGCTCTTATATCGTGTAGTGGTGTTTGGGAAAGATTTTTATATTATTCAACAATTCATCACGGATGGCATGCATCTGCATATGCCGGGGCGTTATTTGGTTCTGTTTATAAATTTAATGGAGTATTTAAAAATTTAATCAATGATATTGAACAACATAATAAAATTGATGAATTAAGCAAAAAAATGTTTAAATCATTTTCCAAATAAAAACAATTAAATAAAAATAATAATTTTTATTTAAATTTTAAATATAATTTTTGAAAAATGCAATAACATTGTCTGCAGTTCGATCCAATGTTGCCGGAAACAAAATAGATGAACCATTAATATGTAAAATAATTGTTGGATATCCCGATATGTTTTCACATTCACCTGATTTATCACAATCATATTTGACTAATTTTATATTTGTAAATACTGGACTCAATCTTATTTTTTCCCATTCATTCATAAATATTTTTGAATAATGACACCATTCGGTATAATATAACGCTAAAACTGGCACGGCCAAATTGTCGTATGGTTCTGAATTTGGTACTGCAGATAAGATAACTATAATAATTAATGCAATAATTATTAATATAATATTTTTATTCATTATAAAATAATATAATAAAATTAATAAAATTTTTTTTCTAAATATATAATATAAATTTTACAATGGCCACAACGTTGATTGATGTATTACTCCTTCTTGATCAAATTAAACAAATTGACGACCCGAAACAAAGAAAAAAACTAAATGATGAAGTTAAAAAATCGGCTTCAACACTTAGTATGGGCGGAGTTGATAAGATAACTTTGGAGAAAATGCTTAAAGAAGCATCCTTGGCTGTTGATCCAGCTGGTGCCGCCGCAAAAAAAGCGGAAGTTGAAAAAGAATTCGCAGAAGCAAAAAGCGAACATTCTGCTGCCATTGCCGCGGAAAGAGCGAAAATAACATCATTGGATACAACTATTGTTGCATTAAAAAATGAATTGGCGGATAGTAAAAGAAAAATTACCAGTATCACCGCCGAAATTGATTCAAATAAAAAGCTATTGGACGTGGCTAACGATAATATGAAAACGTGTGAACGCAAATTAGAAGAAGCTAAAGAATCCCTAAAAAGTACTGCCACTGGCAGCGAAAAGGAACGAGAACTGTACAATAAAATTGAAAAATTAGAATCTGTAGCGGATGGACTTAAAGCTCGTGTTAGTAGTGTTCAACAAGTAAATAGTGAACTACAAGCACAACTTGCCGAAGGCGCTGACGCACAAAAAAGACTTGAAGCGACGTTGAATGCCGCGACCGCAAAACATGAATTAGAAAGTGCACAATTAATAGAGAATATTAGAAACAGGCAAGGCACTATTGAAAGGATGTACGTTGATTATGAGCAACTTATGCAACAGCTTGGTCAACTTAGAAAACAAAATGACGATTTGAGAGCCGAAATAGATGCGAAACGTGCTAAACATGTAGCTAGTTCTGCCAGTTTTAGACGTCCAAGTGGTGATGACATGACAGATGTGCCCGCTCGTGCCAAATCCATGGCTTTTGGTAGAAAACGTTCAGCCTCACTAGACAGATCAGATGTATCGGGCGATGAGTCCGATACACCAACACCAACACGAGCACAAAAAGCACTAGACAGATCAGATGTGTCGGACTCATCGCTCGATGCACCAACACGAGCACTAGCCACACAAGAAGCACGAGCACGAGCTGAACAAGAAGCACGAGAACGAGAACGAGCACAAGCTGAACTAGCCACACAAGAAGCACAAGCACGAGCACGAGCTGAACAAGAAGCACAACCCGCACAAGAAACACTAGCACAACCCGCACAAGCCACATCAGCCGCACAAGACACACCAGACGCACAACAACAAGTCGTATCAGCTGCAAGCGCAGCCGCAGCAAATGATTTGAATGGCGGCAATCGTTTTCGAAACCAAATGGGTGGTGGTAAATTAACGGATGCACAATTAGCAGAAGTAGTTGACCTTATTACCAAAAACGATATCGCAAGAGCAAACGAAAAAATACAGGAATATTCAGAGAAAACATCTATTGTACCAACCCTTGAACGAGTTGCAAAAGTTCTTGCAGATACAAGGGACAAGGTTCATGCGGCTAAAGAGAAATCAGCCAGTCCAGACCCTAATTTATTTAAGGGCTTCACTGATTTTGATAAGCTCGATGTTGACGAAGATTACCCATCATTTAAAGACTTAAAAGGTGAAGCTAAATGTGCTCTATTCGGATTGAAGGGTGATGGTAGTAAGGAAGACGATAAGAAGTGTGCTGATATTGTTGACAACGTGTTAAACTTACATGAAGCGAATAAAGGTTTGACGAAAAAGATTAAAGTGCTAGAAACAGCAATTTTTTCCAAACATCCACATCCAGATTTTGTCAAGTTTATGTGTACAGCTTTACAAATAAACCAAGATGATGATGATGAAACATTTGAAAATTGGAGTACAACGCATAAATCGATTGTTGACCCATTAAAAGATACTAATGAAAACGCACTAAAATATATTGAAGATCTAATAAATTATAAAACGCGATATTACGAAAAAATATTTACCGCAAAATTACCATCAGATGTTAAAAATCGAACACCATTTAACAACGGAAGATTCGCGAATACTAATGTGAAACGTACAGGCTCAAGTACTGGAATTACTGTAACAATGAAAGGCTTAGGTGGATTAGGCGCATTAGGCGCATTTCTTAAGAGTTCTGGTGGGGGCAAAAAATTAAAAATATTAGACACAATATATAGTTCTGCAATGTTTGGGGGTGGAATAGTCGACAATGTTATTATTGGCGGTAATGTTTCGCGAGCAAAAGAATTTGATGACGAATTTAAAAGGGCAAAAGCAAACTTGAAAGCTAATGGTTTAAAAGTTGATGATGAAGTATTCGGTTCTATTGAAAAAGCTATTAGTATGACATCAATACTTGAGGCTAAATTGGAAAAATTGCTTATTATTTTTGACGGAATGGTTAAAATTAAACGCATTGCATCAGAAGCTAAACTATACAAAAAACAATATGATTATGCTCAGCCAAAAGTTTTAAAATTTGATGAGATAGCAACCCATGCACAATTGCTTAGTTGGGCCGGTGTCAATGAACAAGAATTGCGACGTTGTTTGGCGGATACATCCGCCAAAATGGATAAACAATGCAATAAATTAATAAATGTCCTTGGTAAACTTTGGACCGCAGCAGCACCACCAACAACAAGATAATACTTTATAATTGTGTGACAATATTAGTATATAATGATTTATTCAATTTAATATATAAAAATATTATTATTTTTTATATATTTATTTTTTTGGAAAAACTATAAATGAAATCATTTTTATATATTTATTTTTATTATTAAAGATATATATGACTGGAAGTATTTTGCAACTAGTTGCTAAAGGATATGAAGATTTATATTTAACAGGATCACCACAAATAACATTTTTTAAAATGGTTTATAGAAGACATACAAATTTCACAAGCGAAACAATACCACAATATTTTATAAATCAGCCAAATTTTGGAACAAGATCGACATGTATTATTGGCAAAGATGCTGATTTAATTGGCGAAATGCATTTAGCCATTACTTTGCCAAAAATAAATAAAATAACAGATCAACGTGTCAAGTTTGCATGGATAAAAAAAATAGGATTTGGAATGATAAAATCAATCGATATTGAAATAAATGGAAAAATTATTAATAGACATTATGGTGAATTTATGAATTTATGGGCAGAGTTGACAGGTAAAATTAAAGGAAATCAGCAGAGAGGATACAATAAAATGATCGGTAACATACCTGAATTAACAGAATTCACATCGGAAAAAGAATCATACACATTGTATATTCCATTGCAATTTTGGTTTTGTGTCAATCCTGGAATGGCATTGCCATGTGTAAGTTTATTACATAGTGACATAAAAATAAATGTTGAATTCAATGATGTTGAAAAATGTTTTAAACTAACACCAACACATTATATAAAATGTCGTGACGATATTGTAAATTTCGAACCATATGAATATATTGAACAGGTTATTGATGGTGATGTTAGATCAGGAATATTTATTGATTATGATGTTGCAACAAAACGATTATATTATTATAAAATAAGTGAAAATAAATTTAGCAGTATTCCTGTTTCATCAGATTTTCAAACATCCAATAATGAAATTGTATCCGCAACTTTAACAAGTACATTGGGGGTTAAATATTTAATTTTAGGAAAGTCAAGCAAATACACAACATATCCAGAATTCAATAATTTTACAGTTACATATCCAACAGTCAAATTAAAAAATTTAAATATTGTATCATGTTTTATTTTAGTTAATTATTATTTTCTTGATGAAGATGAAAGAATTAAATTTTCAAAATCGAGTCATGATTATTTAATTGAACAGTTATATTTAACA